ATGCAAATGCTTCTTCGCGTGTCTGGAACAGACCCTTCATCCCCTCGATGGCCTCCTGCCGCTTGATCTGCTCCTCGGAAGCGAGCATGCGGTCGAACACGGAGCGCACTTCGGGCGTGAGGATCGGCAGGTCGGTGCCGAACTCGCGGCGGTAGATCGCGTTCAGGTCATCGCGGATCGACTTGTACACGCGGCGCATCCACGCGGCGAGGCGGTCGAACACGCCGCGGAGCTCCACGCTTGGAGCCTTGCCCTCGTAGACGTATATCTCCGCGTTGTAGGTGACCTTCTCCTCGAGCGGCCTGCGCTGCTCAATGGACATCGTCTCGTAGTTGTCGAGGCGTTCCTGGAACGTTGCGCCTTCCACGCCCATGAAATCGAACAGGATGTCGAGGTCGGCGGCCACCCGCGCCGGCGGCGTGGCGCTTCTCGCCATGCGGAGGTACTCGCCGATGCGGAGGTGGATCAGCTCGTGGATGAGCGTCGATACGTCACCGCCCTTGCCGACGAATACGTTCAGGGTTCGCGGGTCGATGCCGCCGCGGGCAGGGCCGACTGCGGCCTGCTCGAGGATTGGAGATTCTCCGAGGTATTGCTCGACGAGTCGCTTTGCTTCGAGGCGGTAAACATCAATACGCCGTCGCCCAGCAGCGCCTTCAACTCCTCGCTGCTTCCCTTCTGCACTTGGAGCAGGCGTGGTGATTCTTGTTTCATCGTAAGAGCTCCATCCTTCATATTGCGTGATTCCAGTGACGCGGTTGTCTCCAGATACGGCCTGCGCAATTGTACGCGCAAGTACATCAGTATCAACACTTGAATCCAGGGCAATAACCATCGAATCCTCAAATGTCGCGTGCCCTTGGATTCCAAGCGGATACAGCGTGTTTCCGTAAAGATCGCCGATCTGTTCCGGCGTCAACCCCGGCTGCAACTGCAACCTAATGATGCCCGTCTTGGAAGAGCCCTTGAACTCCGTAGCAGAGATCGAGAACATTCCTTCCTGTGAAAGCGATTCGCCAATTGCACGAGCGATCTGGCGAACCAGCGGGCTCGGAGGCATTCGCAACGCAAATCCGACATTCGTATCGCCCTTCCAACCACCGACCTGCAACACCATGTCGGCCGCGATTCCGTATTCCTGAAGCACTCGAGGAACAATTGTTTCAGCAACGCGAACGCTGATTTCCTGCCGGCGCAACGGCGATAGCGCCTTCCACTTTGCCGTGAGTTCTTCATTCGCAGGATCTGGTGCCACTTCAAACATGATGGCCGCAGCGGTAGGTTCTGCCGCAAGATTCTTTGCCTGCTCGTCTGCCGCCGTTCGTGACACGCCCGAATACCCAGCATTTGGTTGCATGTCAACCGGGAGAGCAACCCACGACGGCGTGGTGATCCCGCCTGCCCGCTGCATTACCTCCGCACGAGCCGTGTCGATATCGATCTCGCCATCGACGTATCGCTTCCAAATTGCCGCGACTGGAGCCTTGAGGCCCCCCTTCATTGCGGCCTCAAACATGCCGCGAATTGCCTCCCAAGTGATGGACTGCATCTCGCGAGGATCAATTCCCCTGGCTTCGGCAGCTCGACGGTATGCCTCATAGAACACCGCATAGCCGCCGCCAAGTCCGAACATCGCGTTGCCAACCCCTCCACCAAGTCCGTGCGCCACAAGAGCATCAGTGCCGGCAAGTGGCATCAGATATGCGGCAGCGATTGCATGGGTGTCAATCGTTGCGAAGCGCGGGTCTGCCGGATTGAACAAGTTGTTGTAGAAGTTTCTGACCTTGTGCTCGCCGCCGATCAACAGGTGGACGTTCTCTGCACGCCCATCCACGTATGCGGCAATTGCCTTCGCGACCTCGTTGTAGCTTCCATAACGAATGCTTGCCGGCGTACCAGCTTCCGTGACCATCGGACTGCCGACGCCGCCTTCTGGGCTGATGACCGGATATGTCCTGTCATTCTTCGTCTGGTCGAACCATCTGACCATGATCGCAGCAAGGAAGAACTCACGTGCTGCCAATACTTCGTCGAGCGTGCGACCTCCAATATCGTCGATGTTTCCCTGCGCTTCGTTCACCTTGGACGCTGCCGCATTAAGCGCCTCGGTAATTTCATCGCGCTGTTCTTGCCATTTCGCGGTTTCTGCCTTTCCGCGCTTTGGCCTCTTCTCATCATGCTTGTCAAGCTGACCTTGGCGCTTCGTCACTTCCTTGCGAAGCGATGACAGATATGCCTCCTGCATATCCGTGTCCATCTTCGTGTCGCCCTGGGTTGCAACGATGTCGATAATCCGAATACCGAGTCCGACGTTCTCGTACCAGTTCTTTTGCGGAGACAAGACCGCGAACACTGTCGCAGCCTGCATCGGAGACAAGCCATGACGTTCCGCAAGCCAGTCAACGAGACGCCTTCCGCCGACATACCACATCTTTGCACGCTCACGAATGTCTGCATCCATCGTGTCGTGCAGCCACAGCAAGTTGCCGGACATGTGCTCGATGATCTGCTCGAGCTGCTGCTGCTCTGTTGCCGTTTCGTCAATGCGAATCGGCGCTCCAAGCTGCTTGAACTTCGCAAGGTTCTTTGCGACGAACTTGGCATCCTGAAGGAAAGTCGGATAGTCCGCAAGCAAGATGTCATTCAGAGCATCTTCAAGCGGCTTGACTGCGGTCGGAACGCGAGTTGACATCGCCGCCTGCTCAAACAGCTTCGGGCTAGTGATGTCAAAGCGGCGCGACAGCGGGACGACGTTGCCAGCCTCGTCGCGGGTGACGGGGTCGGCTTTCTTGATCTGCTCTGGCTCAAACACAACGTAAATATCATCAAGCGGACCGCCGTCATACGTGTTCTTGATGATGACGCCATCGTGGCCCTGTTGCTTTGCTCGCCCGATGATGTCGTAATACGACTCGTCGCGGTATGCGGCACCTTCTTGGTCGTACACCAATGGATTCTGCATCCGCAAGCGAACAGACACGGTGGAAATATCAAGATGCTCGCCCGAGTTCGTGTATTCGGTAACGACCTTCTGTACTTCTGCGTTGGCTTGTTTTTCAAGCCGGAGAAGCTTTTGGAAGGTTCTCTTGGATACTTCAGGATCATCCTCCATCTCCAGCACATCATTCAGAATTGCTTCTGACAAGCCTTCAAGATTCGGCAAATAGTTTTCCGCGCTGATGCGATCCGTCTCGGCCCCCTCTTGCATATATGGGTTAAATGCGTTCTCTCCGTAAGACAGCTCCTGCGCTAGTCCTACCGTTTGAACGCCTTCAGGAATCGCGTTTATGAGCGGCTCATATGCGCGTTGTAGCCGACTGGCAATTATTTCAACCACATCCGGGCGAAGGCGCGGCATTCCATAAGTTTCAGCAGTACCAATCGACTTGGAAAAGAAAAATCCAAGCCTTGCGCTTGGTGCTCCTGTGAAATTACCAAGCCGCTTTGGATCAAATGAATCACCTTCAAGCTTGCCTTCCGACAATCCGTGGAATCCCGCAACCGTGTATCCAGCCGCGTCTGCGGCTTCGTCCACCATGCGCTGCGCAGTTTCCATGTCGCCGCGCTCGACAGCGGCTAGGTAGTCGGCGTCAAGCGTGGCGGCCTGTCGAAGCATCGGCGCAGATGGAAGCCGATACATTGTCGCGCTGATCGCAAAGTCCTTGTTGGAACCCTTGTTTTCAACAAATCCAAGGCGCTTGTACCACGCAACTAGTCGCTTCTTGTTTGCACCGAATTCACCAGTCGGAGAGATATCAATTCGCTTTCCTGCTTGATCGGCGTATGCAATTAGGCTTTGCATCGCCCGTGTTGCCCGTCCTTCACCCCGCAGGTCCGCTGGCACACGAATAATTCCTGGTCGGATTGTCGTGTCAGTTTCCGTAAGACGCTGCTCTACACCGATTTCCGCAAATGATCTTTCAACATCCGCAAGCGTAATTTGTGCAGCCTGCGCCATTGGCGCCGCCATGCCCTCGCCGCGAATGACCAGCGGCACGCCGCGCTCGCGCTGGTACTGGGCAGGCGTCATCCCGGCCTCGGCGGCGTCAACGACCACCATCGCCTGGCGCAGCTTGGCAATCGTCCGCGCCTCGATGTCGGTGAACTGGCCGACCGAACGGACCTGCTCGAACGCTTCGTTCTCAACCTGCTGCGCTTCGGCGACGAACGCAGCGTCGGCTTCCTGCTTCGTGGCGAGGATCGTCCGAGCCTCCTCCACCACGGCCTGACGCTGCGCCTCAAACGCCTGCGCTTCGGTCGCGCTCATGGCCTCCGGCGACAAGCGCATGTGCGGCAGCAGCGCGTTCCCGAGTTCCGTGTTGACGAGCCTCGCCCCGAACTGCGAAGTCGGGATCGTCACGTCGCCTCCCGTCTCCACGGCCTTCTCGAGCCGCTCGCGGATGCCAGGGAGGATGTCCTCGAGCTGCGCCGTCGTGGTGCCGCTCTGCGCGAGCACGTCACGGGCGGTGGCCGCGTCTACGTAGATCGTCTCTGCCGGCGTGTCCTGGGCCTGTGCGGCAAGGAAACGCTCGTATCCCTGCGGGTTGCGCTGGGCAAGCTTGCTTTCCTTGCGGTTCTCGACGAGGCCATCGAAGAACGCCTGCTGCCGCTGCGTGGCGCTAGCGCGGCGCAGATCAACGACGAGGTTCGCGCCTGGTCCGATGCCACCGAGCAGAGCAGACGCCATGCCGCCATATGCGAACGCTTCAATGACGCGGCCAGTAGCCTCGCGCAGGCTCGTCTCGCTGTCAATGCCATCCGCCGCCTTGGCGATCTCCTCGGACGCGATGGCAACGATCTCCTGCAACCCTTCCTCGGCCGCCTCTCCGCCAACCTGAAGCCCATACGCCTTGCCAGCGGCAATGAGTGCCGAGCGCATGGTCGGCTGCGCGATGGCCTTGGACACCTCCTCGCGGATGACCTTGGACGCAAGCGCCTTGAACGGGGCGGATGCGATCTTCATCCCGACCACTTCGATCACGCCGTTCAAGAACCCGCCGGCGATGGCTGCCGGGATAGCCACGTCATCGGACACGCCCTGATCGCGCATGTCGAGGTACAGGTTCCCGGCCTCCATCGTTCCAGTCCCGATCACGATGCCTGCGGCAGTGCCGAGTGCTCCACCAGTCACGGTTCCGACAGGACCAGCGAAGCTTCCGATGGCAGCGCCGCCGGCGGCCGTCGTGCCGATGGTTCGGAGCTGGCTGACGTTCTGTGCGATCATCTCGGCGGCTGCCCCGAGTAAACCCTGCTGCCCGAGTTGCTGCATGCGCTCCTGCAACTGCTTTGCACGGTCGAAGTCGCCCTGCTCGGCGAACCCGGCCATTGCCTTCGCACCGATGTCTCCGCGCTCTGACACGATCTGCCCGCGCTCATATCCTCGACCGACCACGCGGAAGAATCCGCCCGGGGTCTGGAGCGTCGCAGCCTCAAAGACCAGCGGCTGGAGCTTGGCGAGGATGCCAATATCGTCGTGCGCTGTCTCCGCGAACTGTTTGTTGGCAAGGAAGTTCGCCATGACCGGGTCAGTGCGGAGGAAGTCCATTGAGCGCAGGTCGGACAAGTATGCCTGCTGCTCGGCCCGTTGCATGTCCGCACGCGCTACTTCCGCAGGGACACCGACCTTCCTTCCCATCTCGATCGCCCGTGCGGCTTCGTCCGGGTTGACAGTTCTGGCACCGAGTACGGCGGCATTGAGCGATTCGCGGTCGTTTTCGGCGATTTGGCGAGCGATGGGATCAATGTCTGGCATCTCCATCGTTGGTTGCGAAGTCGCAACAACGGAGCGAGATGCAATATCCGATGCAATCGGATCAACGTCATCCTGCGCTTGCGAAGGCGCGAAACGCGCCATGCGCTCGTTGATGTTCGGCTCAATCACTTCGGCTTGCCCTTCCGGGTCCAGTATTCAAGGATCTGCGATTCTGTCGGCGTGGCAATTCCAGCGCGCATGAGCTGTTGTTCAGCTACGCGATATTGCACAATTGGAATCTCTTGGTCGCCAATATCGTAGTACGCCTTTCCTAGTTCTTCCTGGGTCATCATGGAGACGGGCATCCTGCGATCACTGGCCCATGCGATGGAAACGTATGCCTCGTCCACAATGGCCTTGCGGATGATTTCGCGTTTCTCGTCTGGGCTGATCTTTCCGCCGCGCTCGCGCTGACGCACTTCAATCATCTGCGTGACATTGTTTCGGAAGATAAGGCTCGCCTGCTGTTCCTTTGTGCCTGGTTTGGAGCCGACGTATCTGTCCATGCCAAAGTCCACTAGCAGGCGATTGATGTCGTCCGCGTCAACTTGTGCTTCGATGATCTTTTCGGGCTTCGTGCGCTCCGACATCAACTTGACGAAGGTCGCGTGCGTCATCTTGTTGCGGTTTCGCTCAAGCCAGTCACCTTCGGCCACGAGCGACGGGTTACGTGCGACCTGCTCCATTACCGTCATCTCGTCCTGCTGCCGCTGGCCGGCCATGTACTTGGCTCTGTCAACGGGCCGTAGGCGGCCGAATTGTTCAGGCGGAAGATCGGCAAGCGTGTTTCCTGGCACCGCGAGAAACTGCTCAACATTGTCAATCAGAATGCGGTTTTCCTGTTCAATCAGTGCATCGTCCTGCGCGAACTGCGTCCGCAATTCGGCCTGGACAAACTTGCGAGTCTGATCGTCCTTGATCTGTTCCGATAGCACAAGCGCATCGCGCAACGTGGTCGGAGGTTCGACCGGGCCATCCTTCTGTTGCCAGTAGGTTTCCGGGTCGCTCTTGGACACCAGAAGCCCCATGTTCTTGATGCTCGATGCCAGTTCGCCGACCACCGACCGCTGGCGATTCGACTCCACCGATTCGGTCAGCGCCTGCCGCGTCTTGGCGTCAAGGCTCTCGACGGTCGCCGAGTCGGACAGGAACTCGCTGGCCTGCGAGTATTCCTTCTCTGACATCAGACCGTTCACGATCCCGACCGCCATCCGGTCGTACACCTTCTGCTCGAGCTGCTTCATCTGCGCCGAGTCAGGCGCGTAGCCCATGAGCTCGCCGGCCTTGCGAATCTCGGCGATGGCCGTGTCTGCGTTGGCCGCGTAGTTGATGAGCCCAACCGGGCGTCCCTCGGCGTCCTTGAGGCTGCGCTGCGAGTACGCCTGGATCGCGTAGTCGGCGCTCAACTCGGCGCGGGCCGTGGCCTCGTTCGTCTGGTAGACGCGGAGCTGCTGGACGCGGTGCTGGCCCATTCGGCTCTGGAAGATCCCCATGTTCCGGGCGAGGATCGGGGAGAGCATCCGCCGCTGCACGTCGTTGTCGAGCATCCCCATCGCCGACTGCCCTGCCTGCGACAGCTCGGCCTGCATGGCGTCGTAGTTCACCTCGGCGTCCTTGCCGATCATCGCCATGTACTTATCAGTCACGGCCTGCATGCCCCTGCCGGCCGCTACGTCGGCTTCCTTGGTCTTGGCCTCGTCGATGCCGTCTTGGATCGCCGAGCCGAGCCGGAAGGCTGCCATGCCCGTCTGGGTGAGCTGCTGACCAAACCGTGCGACCTGTGGCCCCGCGAGGTTCTCCGCAGGCGCGATGCCGGGGGCTGCGAAGTCGCCGATGTCGCCGCCCCCCTGCGGGGCGACCTGCGGGACGAAGGTGGTCGGTACGGTCGGCATGGGTCAGATCCTCTGCGTGGACACGCCCTCGAGCAGCTCCTCGATGCGGCGGTTGCGGGCCCAGGTGGTGGCAATGTCGGTGGCGCTGCCGAGGAGGCTCGTCCCGAGCGCGAGGCCGGGGTAGATCGTGCCGGCGGTCGCCTGTAGGTTCTGCGCGGAGATGTCGGCCATCGTGGCACCGACCCCGATGTTGAACGCCCGCAGGCGGGCCGCCTCCTGCTCGCGCACGGTGGCGGCGTTGATGTTCAGGCGGTCGATCTCCTTGACGAGATCCATGCTGCCGATGATCTCCTTTGCGCTGCCTGCGCCGAGGACGGCACCACGGGAAGCGAGTGCGGCCTGTGCGCTTGCACGCGCCTGCCCCGCCCGCATGGAGTACTGCCCGAACCGAGCCGCGCCCTCGCGGCCGATCTGCCCTGCCGTGAACTCGGCGGCACGCTGGTTGATCCGCCCCATCTCGGCCGCGAACCGCTGGTTCTGGGCCTGCATCTTGAGTTGGTTCTGCTGGCTCTGTGCAGCGTAGAACGAGCCGATGGCGCCCGTAATCGACCCGAAGATGCCCGCGATGGGGCCAGCGACCGTCATGGCACTGGCGAACTGCGATGCGAACCCAGGGCCAGATGGCGTCGGCCCGCCAAGCATCGTGCCAACTGCACGGCTCTGAACCGGGAAGTTCGTTGCCATCTGCATCGCTGGACTCAATCCGAACATGCTCATATCAGCCTCCGATGCTCACTTCAAGGGTCAGCCCAACGATGGTCAGCGGGAGCGGGTCCGACTGCCGCACGTAGACGCGCCCCGCCTGCCGCCACGTGGGCGTGAGCTTCACGCCGATCTCGTCCGTCTTGAGCCCAGGCGGCGAGCCGTATGGCTCCGTGGTGCGCTGCTTGGCCTCGACGAGATTGTCGGCGTCGGGGCCGACGAAGATTCCGCTCGAGCGATATACGCGCAGGAATGCCTCGTTGACGTTCTTTGCGCGGCCCTGCCCGAACGCCTCCATCTGGAGCGCCATCGGCAGCGTCTCGAGGTCGCTGACGTAGGGCAGACCGACATGCACGACCACGGACGGCCGCTGCAACACGGCCACCCCACCCGTCACCGTGACCTGCGGCATAACCGCTCCGTCAGCAAGGATGCTGACCGTCTTGCCATCGAGGTGCGTCAGGCCGGCCACCGTGTCGCGTGCAAACGCCCACACAGCCGTCGCCACCCCGCGCAGGGCCACAGGCAGGATGAGGTCCGTTCGGGCCGTAGCGACCGTCGTGGAGGTCGTGGACAGGATCGTCAGGCGATAGGTGTTTCCGTTGGCATCGGTCAGGACGATGGCGTCGCCCACGTCGGTGGTCGCCGGGAACTGGAAGATGGCGCTGCTCGCTGTAATCGTCAGCACGTCGGCCGGACCCCAAGTCGTGCCGCCCGTTACCGTGACCGTGGTGGCAGTCGTGTTCGTTCCGTTGTAGGTCAGGCCGCTGTCCACGAAGAAGCAGTCCTTCAACTCGCCGACCTGCCGGCTTGCGAACCGCTCCACGTATCGCTTCGTGTTGCCACCGATGGTCCGCTTGACGATGACGTACAGACGGTCCTCGGCACCCTCGGCCACGGCCGCGCACGACTCAAAGTCGCCATCCGTTTCGTGCTGGTGCCATGCACCGATCTGCTGTTCGGGGATGTACGTCAGTCCGAGCATGCTTCCCGTGCTCGAGATGAACCACAGCAGCGGCTGCGGAGCCTTGCTGTAGCACATGTCCGTGATGTCGAAATTGTCGAACAGGTGCGTGGCCCTGATCGACAGGTCACCAGTCACGAACCCGCTCGCCTGCCAGGAATAGCCAAGCTCGCGCACGTGGCCGTCTCTGGCAGAGCAGTACACCACCGTGTTGTTCACGATGGACGGCTGCACGTTGTTCGCACCGACGTAGGACTGCGGACGCACCGAGATCGTGGTCGGCGAGATCACGTCGCTGTTCACCGGGCTCACGCGCCACTCGGCGGCGCTCGTCAGCGCGAGCAGCTGCGTCAGCGGGACGAGGTGGCGGATCGTATTGGCCTCGCGGGCAGCGACACGAAATGCAATGCGGTCGGTGTCAAGAAGCGGGATGTGGTACGAGATGTCGCTCTCGGTGCCAGTGCGCGTCATCCACAGCGTCTGCGGCGCATTCGTCGTGCCGGCAAACACGCGGCGCTGCTCAAAGTAACTGACTGCACCAGGGTAGTTTCCGCTTGACGCAAATACCGTATCGACGATTGGAGGAGTAATTCCGAGGTCCGGCCCGATGTTGTTGTCGGTGAATGTCGTGAGGTCGGTCTGTCCGATCAGGCCGTACAGTCCGTTCTGGCGCTTGTAGATGTTGTAACGAGCAGCTCCTGACACAGCAGACCACGTAATTGTATTGCTCGATCCCTGCGCGTTCAGGTTGTTGTTCGCAGTCGCCGCGGAACTCGGCGCACTCTCGTCAATACCGTTCGGAGCGACCGTGGTGACAACGTAGTAACTGGTGAAGTCAAGCGCCTTGTCGCCGAACTGGACATATCCGCCGCTCGACCACGTTCCATAGGATGTCGTATCAAGTTCGATTCCGCTGCTGTATGTGCGGACGCGGAACTTGTCTCCGGCACTTATGTGAGAAACGATGTAGTAGTCATCAGGGAATGGATTCGTCCACGTTCCGCCATCAAGGTAGACCGGATCTCCAACCGACAATCCATGCGGTGCGGTCGTATGTGCGACGCCTGGATTCGCGGAAGTGAATCCGATGAGGTCAAGCGCTTCGCCTCGATTTGCGGTCACCGTCACGCTTGTCGGTGACGTGACGGTCGAAGCAAACGAAATCGTAGTCAGCGTCCACGTGGTTGCCCCCAGCCGGCGCAGCTCACGCGGTGCGTAGTTCGGATGGACAAGCGTCAGCACGTCAGCCGACTGCACGTAGTGGATGTCGAACAGGTCGGCCTCGGCGTAGGGATTCGGGATCTCGTAGATCCCTGCCGGAAGCGCGTACCAATATGTGGCGTTCGGAGGCGCGTTGCCTGTGGTCGCCGCAATGCAGTAGTAGTTCACTCCGCCAGACGAGACGAGAGCACCGACCGCATAAGTCGTGGCACCGTTGTATGCGGCAGGCGTCCCAGGACCGAGCGTCGCACCCTGCGTGTGGAACCGGAAGTACCCCGCGCCAAGCTCGAGCACCAGCGTCTGCGTGGTGCTGAACGTGAACGGAAGCAGGCGCGTGCGCTTCGTGCTGTCCTTGACCTCGCGCACGAACGCCGTGCCGGGTCGGTTCTCTGCCGGCCCCTGCGGCAGCGCGATGAAGTTGAGCAACTTCGCCGCGCCCGTCTGGAACTTCACGTCATCGATCCGCCCCCACATCTCGGGCGACACCTCGCCGCCCGCGAAGGACCGTGTGTACGTGCGGGTCAGCGCCATATCAGCGTCCAGAAATCCAAGAGGTGATGTGACCGGGCTTCACGTCGCGCTGGCTTGCGTCTGATGCGCGTGCCTGTCCGAGGTAGATGGCGACCATCTGAAGGCATCGCTGCCCCTGACGCGCACCCTCCTCGCCCTTCACGACCGGGCCGGCGAGGAATGACGCAAGCTGCCACGACAGCGCGATGGTGAACAGCGGGTCGAACTTGGTCGAATCGCTCACGAGCGCCTGATATCGCAGGAGCGCATTCTCTTGATTCGTGTAGATGACCTTGTTCCCGAGCGTGTCCGTCTCAATCACGTATTCCTGCGGCACGTACACGCCGGCGGTCGTGATGGGTGGGTTCGTCCATCCGAAGCCGTAGCGGTCGGCGGGGTATGCGCGGACGGAGTAGTCGTTCTCCGCGTCTGGCGGAAGCACAGCCACGGCGGTCATCATGTCACCGGGGCATGCGTAGGAATACTTCCACATGGTGTACGGCATCGTCACCTGCGCGAGGCTGACGCGCCGCGATGCGAACGACCACGTGTGCATCTGGAGGAGCATGTCACGTGCGCTCGGGTAGAACCGGGCGCAGTGCTCGGCCTGCGCTGATCCCTCCGGCGGGTCGATGCTGGCGACGGTCGCATCGTCCCCGAGGTGCGCGAGGGCGAGATTGCAGATTTCCACGACCGATGGCAAATTATTCGCTCCTCCCGTAGGACGGGAGGGGCGCCGTGGTTTCCCGCCGACGCCCCTCCCTGTTCACTAACTCGTTACAAGCTCACTCCGTGCCTGCGGTTTCGGCCACCTTGCCTTTGCGGAGACGGCGAGGCGGAGCGTCGGAAACGGTCGGCTCCGGTTCCGCTTCCACTTCCTCGAGATACTCGAGGTGATGGTTGCGCGGTCCCTTGTACTCGAACACGTCTCCGGGCTGGCGCAGCCCGTTGTCCACGAAGCAGAGAATCTTGGCCTTGACCTTCGGCATGGATAGCTCCTATCAGGCGACCGTGAAGCCGGACGCGTACACCGCACGACCGTCCTGGATGTCCATGACGATGTCCGCGCTGATGACGCCGGCGGTGTGGGTGCCGGTGGTCACGACCTGCGCGCCGAGGTATCGCAGGCCAGCAGCAGCGATTTGCTGCGGGCTGATGCGGACCACGACCTGCCGGCCAGCAGCGAGGTTCGCGGTGGTGATGACGCCGACCTCGCCGACCACGATGTTGCCGGAGGCAAGCGTGGAGGACGAGGAGGCGACCACCTGGAACGTGGCGTTCGTGCCGCCCGCGAGGGCGGTCGTGACGGTGAACAGCACGTAGAGGTCGCGGCCCTCGCCGATGTCTCGGTTCTGGGTGCCCTGGCCGACCGTGTAGAGCGAGCCGCTCACCGTGGCGGTGTAGGCGGTGTTGCTCTGGAGATCGACCACGTCCGGCGTGCCGCTGGTGCCGGTGATGTACGTGGCGGCCGAAGTGATAGCCCCGGTGTTGCCGAGGCGGAGGTTCTGGTCAAGAATCATTGTGTGTCCTTTCTTTCTTACCTATCAGGTAAGGCGAGCTTCTGCGTTGATGAGGGCATCGACACGGCGGCACGGAACGCCGAGGAACGACAGCCACGAATAGGGGGTACCGAACTGCGACAGACCCTGATTCACGGCCAGAACGTTCTGGCTGCGATCCATTGCCTTCACGGCAAGTCCGCTATGGACGGTGCGGTTCATGTAGAAGGCAGCACGGCCCATCGACATGTTCGGGATGCGGTACATGGCGCGTGCCATGAGCTTCACGAGGTCGGTCGCAGCGGTATTGGCCTGCGTTCCGGTCACACCAACGAGATCGCTCACGTCGATGTTGGCGATGCGGACAACGTAGCGCCAGTCCTTCACGACCAGACCGTTCTTCCACTGATAACGGGTGGCGTAAGCCTGGAGACGGTTGTTGCCGTCATAGACGGTCTGCTCGCCGAGATCCTCGTGCATCAGGCCGGCCGTCGAACCCTTCGGGAACGGGCAGTAGACGGTGTTGTCGCCCCAGACAACGAGGTACACCGAGGTGTTGTCGGTGCTGGTGCCGCCGCCTTCAATGATGTTCTGACCGATGCCCGACGAGCCGGGGGCCGCCGAGTACCGCGCCGCGAGGCCGAGGAACGACTTCGGCTCGATGGCGGGGTTGCCATAGAACATCGTGGTCGCCTGCGTCTGGTTCATGGCTTCGAGGAATGCCACGTCCTCGGACAGGCGGAACTGCGAGGTGTTGCCGTTCAGCATGGCGAGATCCTTATCGACCTCGCTGCGAGCCTCAAGGATGCCGCAGGCCTCATCGACCTGGGCAGTCGTGCTCTTGCTGTTCGGGATGCCCTGGTTGAGGGCGCGCCAGTACACGGCCGGGAGGCCGGTGCGGATCACGACGCGCTCGCCGGTGGGCAGGTTGCCCTCCTTGAACACGCAGTCCTCGAGGATCTCGTTCGACTGGGAGAGGAGTTCCGCGATGACCGGAACACGGCCCTCGGGATCGGTGCGCTTCGCCCAATCGGCGAGCGTCAGGTTGGTGCTGGAAAGAACTGCCATTGTGGTTTCCCTTTCGTGGGTTTAGGTGCTAGTGGAGTACAGGGCGTCGGCGAGGTCATTGAACGAGCGGGGTCCGGCCGGTCTGGCTTCGCCCTTGTTGCCCGTGACCATGCTGTCCTCGCTGATCGCCTTCCCGGCGCGGAACATGAACCGGATCACTTCCGGGTGGTTCCCGAGGCCGGACTCGTTGAGCAGGCTGCGGAGTTCGGAGGTGCCGAACGCATCGAGCGCCTTCTTCGCCACGGACAGGTTCTCCGACAGACGCTCGCCGCCAAACTCCTTGTCGGCCTTGCTGCTGTCGGCCCATCCGGTGCGGACGGCCTCGATCTGCGCCGCCTGACGTTCAGCCAGCTTGGGGCCGACTGCGTCAAGGACGCGCTGCGCGGCTTCCTGCGACAGGTTCAGCTCCTTCGCCACCTTCGAGTACTCGGCAATGACCTCGGAGTCGAACGTTCGACCCTCCGGTGCCTTGAACTCGTAGGTTTCCGGCGCGGTCGGCTTGGCGTCGGCTGGTGCCTCGGCGGCCTTGGCGTCGTTGGCTTCAGGAGCCTTGCCGGCAGCGGCCGCATCCGCGGCTTGCCGGCCCTGGGTCGTGGTCGCCTTCTGCTCGCTGCCGTAGAGCTTCTCGGCCGTCGCCGAGACAACTGCGGCAGCATCGGATGCGGGAGCGGCTGTCGTGTTGGTTTCAGCCGTTTCCATCATCGTTGGTTCGTTCATCGTGTGCCTGTTCCTTCATCATTGCCGGGTATTGCTCCGGGCAGAGCGCATGGACCATGCCGAGCATTCGTAGCCCGTAGTTCCTGCCGCCCTCCGCGAATGCCATCGACATCGCGTTGGTGTTGAAGGAACTGCGGAACACGCCCGCCTGGTCCAGCAGCCGCCACACAATGCGACGGCCTCGCTTGCTGGACATGAGCCACTTCACGTCGGCCTCCTCGTTCTGCCGTTCCAGACGCTCACGGAGCTCTTTGTCGGCTCTGTCGCGCTCCTGGCCCCGCAGGTCGAGGGGGTCGTAATTGCTCACGGCGGGACTGTATCCCTGTGGCTAATGCTTACGGGTACTGTTAGACCTCAACACCAGAGGGCGAGCCGTACCCCGAGAACATGTTCATCACGTCGGTGAGTGCGTTCTGCTGCCCAGTCGGTGCCTGCGCCATGTTCTTGACGCTCTGCGAGGTCTGCTGAAGCGCGGCTGCCTGTTCCTTCGCAGCCATCGCCTGATTGCGGGCGTCGCGCAGGAGCGCGACTTCCTTGTCGGCGATGATGAGCGACGGGTCCACGCCGAGCATGTCGGCGTATACGTCGGCCCACTGGTCCTGATCGAACTTGTCGAGGATGTCGGGCTTCATGCGGGCGATGGCCCCGAGGTTCCCGACGAAGCGGTCCACGGCGTTGGTGCCGATGGCACGCTGCGCCTGCGCCAGCATGCTGACGAACTCCACGTTTAGGTCCATTCCCTGCAATTCCTGCGGTGCCGGCGGCAATGCCCCAGACGCCACCATGCGCGTGAACGTGATGTCCACGAGCGGCGAAAGCAGCTCGTTATGCAGGCGCTCAAGGACCGGGCCGAGCATGAGGAGCTTCTCCTCGTGGCGCTCGGCGACCTCGGTGGCAGTCATGCGGGTGTTCGGGGTATTGGCGAGCATCAGGAACAGGTCGGCGTAGAACGAACCACGCACGCGCTCGCGGCAGTCCATGATGTCGTTCAGCAGGTACTGGAGGTTCAGGTTGACCTCGAACGCGGTCTTGATCCCGTTGGACTGCCCGTCGTAGTACGACACTCCGCCCGGGAGCGTCTCCACGTCGCGGTTCTTCATGGACGCCGGCACCTGAAGCGGCGGCTTGGTCTGGTAGTCGATGGCCTGCGCCTTGCGGAGCTGCTCGTGTTGGAGTTGCTTGATGTCTCCGAGCGCCTCCATGCCAGGGCTGTTGCCGTAGATGTCGCCGCCAACTACCGACCAGCGCGGGCAGAGCGCCGGGAAGTACTGGAACCCGCTCTCGCGCAGGAACACGCCTTCCTCGCCGCCGACCTCGAAGTAATACGAACCCCACGGCATGTTCTTGGCGTCGCGCTTGCCGATGTCGCGGTCGGCGCGAGGCTCGATGGCGTGGATCACGGGCACCCACTGGTCAAGGTTCCCGGTGCGGTACATGTTCTGCACCGACACGCTGCACTTCTCAAGGCCGAACTCCTTGACCACCTGCGAGACGGTCATCTCGAACTCGCGGTACAACGTGCAGACGCGGCCCTTTGCGTCGGTTGAGATGCAGTACTCGCCGCAGGTCAGCGGGTAGTGGTGGATGACGCTCTGGTAGTCGGGGAGCAGGATGGTGGCTGCGGTGCCGAACGTGCCGAGCTCCTCGTACATCTGATGCAGCGCGTTGTAGGTGTTCGACTTCTGGAACACGCGCTGCATGCGCTTGGTCACGTCATCGAGCCAGAGCTTGACCGGGTCGTACGAGTTGAGCTCCGGGTCCGGCGTGGCAAGGCGGAACCACTGCCGTGCCGGCGAGGTCGCGCCCGACATCATGCCAGCACCGAGGACGCGCAGGGCGCGGGTGCCGGTTGAGTCGTAGATGTTGTTGTGGCGGCGGTAGCCGCGGTCGCGGTCCTGCCGGAAGTAGCGACCATTGCGCGGCAGGATGTAGGAGGTGAGTTCCTGCCAGTGCGCGTACCAGGATGCACGCTCGCTCTTGAGCTGGCCCCACCGGGTGAACAGTCGATCCCGCGTGGGAGCGCCGGGATACGACTGATTGTCTCCGGTGTACTCGCTCATTTAGCCCCCGAGGAGAGAGGTGCGGCCGAGCTGAAGTTCCTGCGGGTTCACGCCCATCGGCCCGGTGAGCATGGTGCTCGAGGGACCGCCACCCATCTCGGCGGCGGCACGTCCCATGATGTCGGCGACGGCGGGCTCGGCGCGGTTGGCGGCGGCCATTGCCTGCTGGCTGCGGCGCTGCTGGCTGCGAGCCTGGGCGGCTGCGGCGTCCTGCGCCTGCTTCTGCTGGCCCATCGCCTGCTGCTGCATGGACGCGCCACGCTCGCCGGCGACGATGGCGTACCCGGTTCCGGCGGCTGCTGCGCCCGCTGCGATGCCTGCGAGGATGGACGAAATCGCTGCCATGTCATATCTCCTTGACGTGCGAACGTTCGGTGTTGACGTAACCCATGCGGGCAAGCATCTTGGCGATGGGCGTCTCGCCGTCCACGACGAGCTCGCTCATGCACAGGAACCTTGCGCCTGCGTCCTTGGCCCAGCCCTCGAGCGCCGCCATGAGGCGGAAAGGGATGCGCGTCATGCGGTGCGCTGGGTCCACCCACCACGCCAGTTCAATGGCGCACGGGATGCTCGGCGCAAACCACATGGGCGCGATTGCGCCCGCGATGGCCCCGACCACCTTGCCTTCGACCTCCGCGACGAACATGCCGCCGGAGCGGACGATGGCCGAAATGCCCGTGCGAATGTCATCGTCGGACGGCTCGATCATCGTGCCGTACGCGCTGTAGCCGATGAAATCGCGGGCCATTGCGGTCAATTGGTCGATGTCCTGCTCGGTTGCCTGCCTGACCATGACTGTAGACCTCCGTCTAGCGGTTACGGGTACTGATCTCTTCGTACGGGTCGTAGTCGGTCGGTCGCGTGTCGATCTTCTCGCGCACCTCACGCGGCAGCATCTTGGCGACCGGGTAGGCGAACGTGAGGCAGAGCGCGTCGGCCATGTCCGGGCTGCCGCCGCCCTGGAGCCGCTTCTTGATCTCGTCCTTCGACTCGAGCACGCGCTTGCCGGCGGCGTCGTACCAGTAGATCGGCGTGCTGATTTCCTGCTTCAGCGTGATGTCGTTGGGGATTGAGCCGCCCGCCTGTATCCACTCGCGTATGGCCCACCACATCTCGGTGCGCTTGTTGACGAACAGGTTGGCGTAGGTCGCCTTGCCGCCGAACGCGACCTCGGTTACGTCGTAGCCGAGCTGCCGCAGGCGGTCGATGACGCCAGCGCCTGCCCCGGCGTCGATGAACACAGCGTCCGGGTCGCGGTCCTCGATGACGTTGGCGATGGCTGCGGCGAGCGCCATGTTGTCGATGCCGTGGTGGACGATGGGCGGCTCCATGCGGAGCCCCTGGCGCAGGACGATCACGCTGCGGTCATCCCCGAACCGTGCCGGGTCCACGCCGACGATGAGCGGCTGGTCGATGATGTCGCCGTCCTGGTACTGGCGCTGCGCGGCGTTCTCTGCGTCGGCGAGCGCAATGAGCTGATCGTCGCCAGCTGCGCTGAAGTCGCACAGGTATTCGCGTGCGAACGCAGCCTCGGGCATGTCGCGCTCGAGGCGCTTGACCTCGTCGGGCGCGAGCGCATCGGTGTCGTAGACCGTGTACTTCGCCGCATACCAGTCCTCGAGGGAGCCGCTTGCGGCGCGGTAGTAGAGCTCGCTGAACAGGTTGATCCCGGCGGGGGTGCCGATGAACAGCGCCCATCCGCGGCGGTCGGACAGGGCGGGCTGGATGATGGCCTCCCATACCTCGGGCTTGATCTGCGCGACCTCGTCGATGACGCAGCCGTCGAGGCGCACGCCACGGAGGGCGTCCGGGTTGTCGCCGCCGAACAGTCGGATCGTGGCCTTGTTCGACTTGAACGTGACGGCGAGGTCGGCCTCGTTCACGTCCACGGACCCGGTGCGGATGAATGGGTCGATCTTCTGCTTCAGTCGCGCCCAAGCGATGGCCTTGGCTTGCTTTAAGAACGGGGCCACGTACACGAAGAACCCGAGATCCGACTGGCACTTCACCGCCCGGTGGAGGAGTTCCATGAGGGCGAGTTCGGTCTTGCCGGCGCGTCGGTGCAGGGCGAGGACGGTGAACCGCCGGCGCTCGAGGTGGCACCGCCGCTGCCAGTCCCGAGGCTCGTATCCGAGGCGGATGGTCTTATTCGCCATCCGGGACGCCGGTGATGACGTTGAGGGTGATTCCGCCGCCGTGGTCTACGGCGACCTTCTCGCCATACTTGGCCGGGTTTGCCATGCGGAGGATCTTGAGCTTGGTGTCGATCTGGTATCGACGCCACGCGGCCTGGACGGGCGTTTCCGGCTCGATATCTGCGATCTCCCCGCACTGCTCAAACATGGCCTCGAAGCCTGTCTCGCGTGCGGCCTTGTAGTGACTGAAAAACTCTGGATCAAGGTCAAACCACCCGGTGATCGTTTGCCTTGCTGGCTTGCCCTTCTGTTCGCAATACGCGAGCAAGGTCTTGCCTTGGGAGATCCACGCAAGTACTTCGCTGGCAAATGGTTCAGGTGCCTTGGTCAGGGCTGGCCGGCCTATCTTTCGCTTGACGAGGGCGTTTCCAGTCGGCGGGGAGAGAGGCGCGGCGCTGGTAGCGGCAGATCTTGCTGACGGTGGTCCAGCGGAGTCCGAGGGCTTTGGCGATGCGACGATAGCCCCATCGGTGCTCTTCGTGGAGCTCTCGGATCTCTTGGATGACTTCGTCGGGGATCGTGGCATTGTGGTGTGTTTCGCCGACGCGGCGGCCGTTCTCACCGTAGGCCGCGAGTTTGGTCACTTGCGCTTCTTGCCCTTTGCCTTCACGTCTGCGCGGTTGAACTTCTTGGCGACGGACATGGGGACGCCGACCTTCTTGGCGAAGCTGCGACTGTGGGCAGCGGCTGCCATGAGCCGTCGCTGGGCAGGTGACTTGCTGGGCATTAGGCGGATTCCTTCGGGGTGAGGGTGATGCGGAGTCCTGCGGCATCGGCGAGTGTGATGGCGGAGTCGAAGGTGGCGGTTCGCTTCCCGATGACGGGCGCGGTGGACAGCAGGCACATCACGGTATGTGCGCGGAGTCTGCCTTGCTGTTCGAGGTCGCGTGCGACCTGGCTACGGGTGCGTCCCTGCGACACCACGGCCGTGGTGACGGCCGCCTTGAAATCGTCATACGAATGGATATCCATTGCCCGCAGTATATCAGGCTTTGCACACGGGCTCGCCGAAATCTTCGCTCGTTGCGGCCCAGATCAGGCGCGGGGTGCCGGGTCCGAGTTCGTTGGTTTCGATGTTGTCGGTGACGAAGGTGCGTGCTTCGCCGATGGACATGTCGTGCTGGTCGCGCAGGCGGGCCGCGATCATGTCTGCCGAGTATACGGCGACGGGTATTCCTGCTCGGTCGGTGGCCTTGGGGTACATGACGCCGAGGAGGCAGTCATCCATGTTGGCGAGGAGGATGGGGTGTCGCCGCCGTCGCATGGCGGCAGTTTACCTTGCCGTGCTACGTTCTCTGCGGGTTCTTACGGACGCGCATGGTTGATGAGTTGGAGTGCTGGTCAGGCGTTGCGGAAGTTGGTGATGATGTAAGCGGCGGCGTGGACGGCAAACGCGGTCAGGCACAGGGCGAGGGTGGCGAAGACGGTGCAGAGGGCGATGGTGGCGAGCATGGCTGTCTCCTTGTTGTGTCGCGCTTCCGCAACGTGCGTTCCTGCGACACGGTGAATCTTATACTTCATCGTATAGTTGTCAAGTGGGTGAAGCAGATATTTCTCAGAATTATTTTGCGACCACAGGATTGCCCCTGCGGCGCAGGGGGCGGGCAATGCCCTTCTGGCCGTCTAGGCTGGCCGAATGCGGCCTGGCGCAACCTAGGCCGTCTGTGGCGTCGCAGGATTCTTGCGGCAATACTCAATGGCAATGGCGGTGACGCGGCGCTGCCCTGGCGTGTCGGTTTGGAGTGACAGCAGGCCAAGCCGCTCGCGGCAGTGTGCCAGTTCTGTCGCCGTCGCCGTCGCCAGCAGTTCATCGGCCCACTCCTGCCAGTCTGCGACCTCCTGTTCGGTCGGTCCCTGCTCGAGCGCATAGCGGCGCGGTTGCGGGGTCGGAACATCCGCGTAGTTCCCGCCGGTGATGCGGCAGTACGCCTTGTGGATCGCGGTCACGTCGGGGATGGTGTTGCGGTCGAATCGGTGGGATCGGATGCACTCGCGGAGTTTGTCTTGGTCGAGGTGCAGCCATCGGCTGTTGAGAAGCGACGCCAGCTCATCGTCGGCTTTCCACTTCGGCCAGAGTCGGTGCATGAGCTTCTTGGTTTCAAGGAACGCTTCGTGGTCAGGCATGGTGGGTTCTCCTAGAACGGGAGTGAATCATTCCCTCTCCTCCTCCCCCCCTTCCTCGAAGGGGGGGTAGGGGGGGATTGAGATATGTGACTATGACTATGACTCTGACTAGCATTGCCGTCGCTTTGCGACTGCATTGCGGTCGCATTGCGGTCGCTATGCGCTCGCTTCTCCCATGAAGCGGCCGCCGCTCGCTTCGCGTTGTCAGAGCGTGACTTACACACACCCCGGCATTCTTCGAGCCGAAGGTTCCGCATTCGGTCGCCATCGACGGCAAACTTGACGCGCACCGCATCCCAATCTTCGTCCTGCATCGGGTGTGCGCCCGCAATGCGAGCGCATTGCTCGCGCATAGCGGGTGCATATCCGTTCGCCCACTGGTAGGCGAGGAGCGAGATGTAAATCCCGCGCTGGGTGGCATTCATCCCGACCACGGACAGCGTCCAGTCGGCCGCATAGAACGGGAACCACGGGTAATTCGTCGCCATAAGCGCCTCGAAACGACCGGGGTGGGGCGGGGAGCGGCTGCACACTGACCCGCCCCACCGTCGGCCTTGAGTTGTCGAGCAGTTGCAGCCGCTCTGCCGGCAGTATACCATGTTCTCGTCGGGCGTGCCTCTCTGACGAGGCGAGGCGGTTGGAGCCGCCAAGCGCGGCGCGACCCGACAAATTAGCCCCCGGAAGCGCGGCCTGGTTGACGCAAGTCCCGGGCCGCGTTTGTTCTTACCGCAGCTCCATCCGCCCCCAAAAGTTGTATGCGTTCACCGAAACGCATACAGATGTGCGGATCTGTAGCACTTCCGCTCCGGCGACCGAGGTTTCGTCACATGAGACAGCACCCGGACTTCGCCTGGTCTGTCCCTCGGCGGCAGGTTGTCATTACCCCAAAGGTTGCGCTGGATCGCGTCGTACCTCGCGGCCTTCTGGCGATCCCCTTGCGGGTCATAGGGCTCCGACTCCCGCACTCCCGCATCTCCGCACTTGCAGTATACCATCGTGAATATGAATTCCTTCCGTATTCAGCCACCCTTCTTGCTGTCCTTCAGCGGCGGGCGCACAAGCGGGATGATGCTTCAGCGCGTGCTTGACTCCTGGGGCGGAACGATGCCTGCCGATGGCCACGTGGTGTTCGCCAACACGGGCCGGGAACATGCCGCCACATATGAATTCTTGGAAGACGTCGAGCGGCATTGGTGCCACGTCACGTGGTTGGAGTATCGACCGGGTGGGTTTGCCGTCGTGACGGCCGACACGGCCAGTCGAGATGGGAAGCCGTTTGCGGAACTGATTGCCAAGCGCAAGTACCTACCTAATCCCATTACGCGGTTCTGTACATCCGATCTAAAGGTGATCCCTATGCGGAAGTACATGGCCTCGCTGGGGAAGGAAGACTTTACCTCCATCATCGGGCTTCGCGCCGACGAGCCGCGCCGCGTTGCCCGCCTCCGGTCGGACCCAACCCGCGACATCGCCATGCCATTAGCCGACGCTGGAGTCACGGCCGACGATGTTCGCGCATTCTGGCGCGAGCAGCCATTCGACCTACGTCTGCCTAACGATGACCCTGCGTTCGGAAACTGCGACTTGTGTTTCCTCAAGGGCGCAGCTCGAGTTGAGCGCGTCATCCGCGCCGAGCCAGAACGCGCTGCATGGTGGGTGGAGCAGGAACGCCTACGCGACGCGAGGTTCCGAAAGGACCGCCCAACCTACGCGCAGTTGCTCACACAGATTACTGTGCAAGGCGAGCTCTTCGGCGACAAAGACGATACAACCATTCCATGTGATTGCACGGAGTAACCATATGCCTCGCCACGCGAATCTCCCGTTTCACCTGTATGTGCATGTGTGCAACACCGCGCTCGGGCCGACGATGCCCGCCGGCACAACACGCGGCATTTGGCACGCCGTCTACGCCCGCCCCGGCCAGATCGTGATGGCGCACGTCCTGCTCGAGACGGGCGCAGAATGGTGCGGCGTCCCGTTGCACAAGCTCGCGCACGACCCCAAGGCGTTTGAGCGCAGCCCGCTGCCGGGGTTCTGCGAGCCGTCACACCTCCAGCCATGGGGCGCAATGGGCGACCATGTTGAGGCGATTCACCTTGAGTACCTCGAGGGAATCAATGTGATGGGCACGAGCGCCGAGCGCGGGTTCTGCGGCCGGCATACCGGGATCGTCATCGACTGGAGTGACGGGTTTAGTCGTTACCCGCAGGAACACAAGCCGCTCAACCTCATTGAGCGCGTGGACGGCAGGTTCATCCTGTTCCCCAACAACTACTGCCGATTCCTCGACAAGCACTTCACGTCGCACAAGCGCGACGCAGACCTCGCCAAGTACCGCCGTGGCGAGGATGTGTACTGGGAGGAATAGTGATCGAACGTACACGTCGCAATAACGTGTACGCAACTTCCACTTTCTTGAACATCACTGCTCGCGCCTGTACCCGAGCTTCCACAGCAAGCGCGACAGATCGTTGGCGAGGTCGGTCACGGCCTGCTCGTCAAGCTCTGGCCGGCAGCAGTGAATCGCCTCGTGGAGCGTGGTATCTAAACGCTCCTCTTCGCTCTGCCATGTGGCAACGCGCAGCATGCGCCCAGCGGCCTTGCCGGGATCGACCATGTTCCCGTAGTCGTGCAGGTTCGGGCTAAACCGCAGCGTCCAGTACTTGCCGCCGAGTCGGACGCGCATAGGTGCCTCACTTGAATCCGCGCTTCATCGCCTTGTATGCCGAAGGGCTCACGGTTGACTTCGACTTCGGGCGACTGGTGCCAGCCGCACGTCGTGCGTTGATGTTTGCGTACAGGCCGCGCTTTGCTGTCTTCTTTGCCATGATGTTTATCCTCTCGAGGTCTTGCCGCTGCACTTCCACTTCGCACGCGAGAGCCGAAGCGGGCTGTTCGGGTTGCGTGCCGCCGCAGGGTGCGACTTCATCTGCGCGAAGCTGCGAGCACAGTATGCGTCGCCCTTCGCGGTCCCTGGCTTGATGCGGTCGCCGCCGCTCTTGGCCTTCCCGGCCTGACCGTAGGAAACCTTGCGAGTGCGGCCCGTCTCCGGGTTCCGTACCACCTTCACGAATCGCTTGCCCTTGGCTGGCGTTGGCATGGATGCTCCTGAATCTGTCCTTCTGAAACGGTCAGTTACTGCGCTTCACGGACCTCGCAGCGCAGCGTACGGCTAGCGACCCCGTTCTTGCGAAGGTTGTCCATCCAGAACCGCAGCCACAGCGCACCCTTCGGCTTCGGTGGCATGCCCTTCTCAACGGCCCACCCGTTCTGCTCGCTGAACTCGTCCTTGTACCCAGGGCTTCGGACGTGCAGCACGCGGTCGAGGTAGGGTCGCCCTTGCAGGGTCAGTCGCGCCCGTTGGATCGGCATGATCCACTCGTCGTGGGTGTGGCCCGTCCAGATCACGTCGGCGTCCGGCAGATAGACCGCCATGCGTGAGGTCTGGATCGTGCCACGGGTGACGGGGCCGCCGCCGCCGTAGCCGTGGTGCATGTACATCACGACGCTGTTCCCGAAGATTTGCCGGCGTTCCTTGCCCCTGACGAGGAACCGCACCCAGTTTGCATAACTGCCTGCATATGCACGGCAGTCCTTGTTCCGGGCCTTGAGCGCCTCGACCAGGCGCTCGTTCATGTCCGTGTCGTGGCGCTTCTTGACCGAAGTCTCGTGGTTGCCAGGGGCGAACAGCAACGCCATGTCGGCGTGCGGCGCGACGTAGTCGGCGGTCGTGTTGATGACCGCATCGAGGTAGCGCCCTTCGCGGTGCTCTGGCCGGCATGCCGAGGTGTCCTTGCGAAAATCCCAGGAACCCTGCATTAGACAGAGAAAATCCCCGTTCGAGAGCCACTTGGCCCCGCGCTCGCGGCACTGGCGCATGTGGCGCTCAAACATCTGCCGATCCGCGTGGGCGTTATCGATGTGAGCGTCGGAGATCAGCAGGTATTCCTGCGACCAATTGGCGGATGGCACGGCTCCGTCGAAGTCCATTTCGACCGTGAACGATCCGGGCTGATGCTGCGTGATCGTCGCGCCCATCCAGCCGCACCATAGCAACCGATCCGCCTATTTCCCGTTGTAAGAAAAAATTGTTGGATTTTCTCACGGGTTCCCTCTTGACCGCCGATATACGCATCAGTACAACACGCGAGCGGGTTACGGCACGTTGCCGTGGACCGCACGTCATCGAGGAGAGACCGATGAAGATTCGAGACACCGTCACCAACCTGATCGAACGCCCAGACCTTCGCAAGCGGCACAACGACGTGCTGCTCGCGTGCGCGATGGAGCTCGGCGACACCTACAGCATGGAAGTCGTGCAGGCGCACCAGCGCCTCGGCGAGATCCCGTTCGACGCCGAGCACGAGTTCGACGCCGCCGTCATCGAGATGGACATCGCCGAGCGCCGATTCCTGTCCGTCCACGCCGAGACGGAGGTGACCCTGTGAGGCTCGACCAAACGCAATACGTGCGCCGCATCCTGTGGCTGGTCGCGGCACTCGACCGGAGACCCATCACTCGCAAGGAACTTGCGTCGAGGTGGGATGTGACGCCTCGCGCCGTGAATCATTTGCTCGGCAGCGCCCGAGCCATGTTCAAGGTCCGCATCGAGCACGTGCCGCACACGGGGTACACGCTGCGCGACCCAGGCGTCCTGAACGTACGCGCTCTATCAGGACGGAGGGCCGCATGACGCTCTTCGACCCCATCGAGGCCGACCGCCGCAAGGTGATCGGCAAGGCGCTCGCGGCCGACCGCCGCAGCGAACTGCTCGCCGCCGCCCGCGGGTTCGCTGCATTCATCGCACGCGACGGCGATACCGTGACGAGCGACGAGGTCGCAAACCTCATGGCCCACAATGGCCTTGACTACAACGACCTCGGAAACGCTCGTGGCAGCATCTTCGACGAGAAGTTCGTGTGGACCGGGCAGGTCGTGCCGTCGCGCCGGCCATCGTCGCACGGTCGCCTCATTCGCGTGTGGAGGCTCCGATGAGAACCGTCGAAATCAAGATGACCCTGCACGCAGGGCTGTTTCCGCACGCGCCCGAGGTCGCCGACTACTGCGACCGCCACGAGGTCGAGGCGTCCATCGACGCACGCTGGATGGCCGAGCAGCGCGAGGACTTCCACTACCACGGCAGCCGCGTGCGGACGATCTGGACGCTGCTTTCCTGGAACGTGGTCGCGCTGCACGTGGATGGGAAGCAGCTCCTAACCGCCGACTCGGTGCCGGAAGGATTCCCGATGCTCGAGGTGATGCGCGTACTTCAGACCGAGATCGGCGAGGACATCCGCGCCATCGGGCCGGGGGCGACGCCATGAGATACCTGTCAGTATGCAGCGGCATTGAAGCGGCCACCGTATGCGTGCAGGTAGATCAAACGGTCCGGGAGCTATCTTCCATGTTTGACTACGCATTCGATGGAACAAGTATTTTCACTCCACCTCAACTTCCATCTTTGCCAGCGGACTACGGAATTGGCTTGATTGTTGGTCCATCGGGAACAGGAAAGTCAACCATTCTCCGTAAATTTGGTGAAGAGCAGAAGATTGAGTGGAATCCAGCGCTTGCAGTCTGTTCTCATTTCAAAGATGCGGTGGATGCTCGTGAGCGTTTGTCTGCAGTTGGCTTTAACTCCATTCCCGCATGGATGCGTCCATATCACGTCCTCTCCACTGGAGAGAAGTTTCGTGCTGATTTGGCTCGACAACTACATGGCGGTGCTGTAATTGATGAGTTCACGTCCGTAGTAGACAGAACCGTTGCCAAGTCGTGTGCTCATTCCACTCGCCGTTATGTTGATCAGAACAACATTAAGGGTTTGGTATTTGCTTCATGTCATTACGACATCATTGAATGGCTGCGTCCAGATTGGGTGTTCGACACTAGCAGCGGTAGTTTGACCGCAAGGGGGTTTGAAAGGCGACCCGAGATTGTCTTGGAAATGCTTCCTTGCTCGACCGAAGCGTGGGCAATGTTCCGCAACCATCACTATCTCGACGGAAACATCAATAAAAGCGCACGATGCTGGATTGTTTCTTGGGACGGAACCCCAGTTGGATTCTCTTCTGCCCTTTCGTTTCCTAACGGGAATTTGAAAAACGCTTGGCGTGAACATAGGACGGTGGTGCTTCCCGACTACCAAGGTTTGGGTTTAGGAGTGCGAATCTCTGATGCCACGGCTGAATTGTTTGTGCGTCAGAGCTGTCGATACTTCTCAAAAACCGCACATCCGCGCATGGGCGAATACAGAAATCGTTCGCCGCTGTGGAAACCAACAAGCAAAAACAATCGCGCTCGGACTGATTACAACATCAGCAGATGCACCAAAGAAGATGGACATAAAATGAAACACGCAAATCGGTTGTGTTATTCGCATGAATACATCGGACGAGAAATTCCCGCTGTAGAGGAACACCATGAACGCTGACTACGCCACCTACCTCCTCCGCCGGCGTGCCGACGAGCGTGCCGCTGCTGCCGAGCGCACGCCCACGAGGCACCACGAGTTTGCCGAACACTGTCGCGCCGAGGCGCGGTTCTTTGACGGCGTCGCTGACTGCATCGAGCAGCTCCAGCGCGAGGCCGCCGAGGAACGAACGAGCCGTGTATTGGAGAAGGCGGGGGCCGGGGGCGTTCCTCGGCCCCTGCCCGCCATCTTGAAGGAGCTGCTATGACCCGGGACATCGTGAACCGCCTGCGGACGAACCGCGACTGCCTTGCGCCGTGCCTGATGGACGAGGCCGCCGATGAGATTGTGCGGCTTGAGCAGGTTGTGCTAGCCCTCACCGCCGAGCGCGACGAGGCGCGTTGGGATTACTGTTTGGGCTTTACAGACTTCTGCCCCAATCCGGCGCATGACGATTTGCCGCTTGATGAGGCAGCTGCGGAGGTTGCCAAGGCGTTCGGCTGGAGTTACTTGGTTGAGGAGGGCAAATCATGACTGACGGAATCACGTTTGAAATCAAAGATCAGGACGTTGCGGTGCTTGAGGACACGACCGCGAATGAGCGGACGAGCAACCGGCACCGCGTTCGGCTTGACATCGCGGTGTATAAGCGGTTGATGGAACAGGCACTGCGAGAGCAAGTGGAGTTCCTTGTTGAGCAGGAGAACTACAGGGACAAGATCAAGCCATCCATAGAGCGCATGATGGATATTGCTGTGAAGTCCGTCCATGGACGCATGGACAAACTCGTAGCTGACGAGGTTGAACGGCTGGTCAAGGAACGAGTATCTGCGATGGTCGCGGAGTTGCCAATCAAGGTCCAAGTGAATGTGGGGCCTCATTCATGACTCGGTTCCTGCTCGAGGAGCCGCCGCCGGAGGACGCCGACCCGATGGTCATGCTGGTACTTGCGGCAATCAAGGCGATGAACCAGCGACAGCAGGACGAACTCGCACAACGGCTAGCGCAGGCCGACAAGGAGGACGGCAAGTGAAATACTGCGATCAAATCGAACAGGACGCGATTCTCAAGGAATGCGGCCGGGAGTTAGACAACGCGGCGACCTACCTGAAGCTGGCGCATGAGCACGTACTTGCGGCAGCGAGGTTCGCCGCGCCGTGCAGGCCCGGTGCTGGTGGCCGTCAGATGACGAGATGGGCTAGCAAGATTTCCAACCTGCAAATGAGCATCGGCGGCCAAGCCAAGTTCTGGGATAAGGAGGACGGCAAGTGAACGACCCCGGCGACGAGCACAAGCACCGCGACATCCTCGAGCGCCTCGACCTGCTGTGGCCTGGGATGGGCGAGATGGCGAACGACGAGCGCCGCGAGGCCGCACGCGAGATCCGCTCCCTGCGCGATGAGGTACGCAAACTGCGGGCCGTGTTGCCACATCGCATCAGCCGCATCCTGTACGAAGGCGAGGGATGAGATGCAACCGGGGAGAGGAGAGCACGAGGAGGACGTAGTGGACCGCGTCCGCGTGAGCGGGACCGATGATCCACTCACTATCGAACTGATGCAGGAGGTCGTGTACCTGCGTCTTGAACTGGCGAAGGCAATGAAACAAGTGAACTCGTTCATCCTGCGGGAGACGAACCACAGGAGGCGAGAGTGACATGGCGCGGGTCGAAATAGAGCAGATCGTCCAGGCGTATCGGCAGCTCGGGTCGGTATGGAAGGTCGGCAAGATGCTCGGCATTCCCGGCCAAGCGGTCCACGAACGCCTGCGAAAGCACGGCGTGCCGATGACGGGCATCACCCAGTGGACCGATGAGGAGATCGATGAACTGCGCCGGATGGTGGATTCCAGCGTTGCCATCAACGAGATGGCCGCGAGACTCAATCGGACGTATGCGGCCGTGGCCTGCAAGCTGAACGAGATCGGACTGAAGAACTACCGGCGCGCACGCATCAAGAACGTGAAGAAGGGAACCGGGTACGACAAGGCCAGCATGAAGAAGCACCTAGCGTTCCTCGTCGCCAACCCCGCAACCAAGATCACGCCGTATTCGCGCAAGCATGGGCTGCGTGTCGATTCGCTAGTAACCGCCATGCAGAATTATTTCCCGGAGAGGTTTGCCGCGTACCTGGCGGATCATCACGGTGATATTGAGCGCAGGGAATGTCCTGGCTGCGGCGCGAAGTTCATTCCGGCCAATGGCAAGCAGACGTACTGCACGCGGAAGTGCAATGCCAACCATTTGAAGGATCTGCAGTATTTCGGAGGCCGTCGCCTCGAGGCTGCTGGCGCTCGGGAGCGGATATGCCAGGTGTGTTCCCGAAACGATCCGCCGATTTTGCACGTGCATCACGTGATCGGCAAGGTGAACGATCCCGATAACAAGCACATGGTGGCACTGTGCGCTGGTTGCCATCGGGTCATCGGGGCCGTGGCACGGATCAAGGGTCTGGTCGATTCCTCGGCTGCGTGGAAGCGATTCATCAGGCTGGCGTGGTTCGAGGCGCACGGCGCAGAGTTTGCCGGCGCGGAGACGCTGCCGGATCTTGACGATTTGGCATCTTGACACGGCCTCTACCCTCCCGTATAGTGTGCGTGTCGTGATCGGGCGCGTGCCCGAGGCGACGCATACGAGAGGAGACTCATATGGAACTTGCACGAATTGGTCAGGCGCAGCTTGACCCCATGACGGTGGCACAGGTGTTCAAGGCATCGGGAATGTTTCCCGATATCCAGTCCGAGGCGGCGGCGTGCGCCAAGATCATCATCGGTCGCGGGCTTGGTCTGTCCGACTACGACGCCATGACTGGGCTGCACATCATCAAGGGCAAGGCGGTCCTGGCCGCCAACCTGATGGCAGCGTCGATCAAGCGGGCCGGGAAGTACGACTACCGCGCCACGTGCTCCGACACCGAGTGCAGCATCGTGTTCTTCGGGCGCACGATGGAGGGCAAGTGGGAGGAGATCGGCACCACCGAGTTCACGCTCGAGGACGCACGGCGGGCGCAGCTCGGCGGCGACAACTGGCGCAAGTGGCCGAAGGCGATGCTGTTCGCCCGCTGCATCTCGAGCGGCTATAAGCAGCACTGCCCCGACGCCCTCGGCGCAGCCCCGGTATATGTCGAGGCACACGGCGAGACGGAGATCATGGAGGACGCTCCGCGCAGCCGCGCCGCCCTGCCCGCCCCGGAGGTCGTGGAAGCCACCACGATGCCCCAGGACGCGCCCATCGCCGAGGACGCCCCGAAGCCCGTCCGCAAGCGCACGACGCGGCAGGCGCTCGCTGCGCCCGCCCCCGAGGCCGCGGCCGCTCCCGTGGCTCCCGCGCCCGCTGACTCCTACCCCGAGGAGTACGAGGGGCTGTTCCTGATCCAGCGCGTGGTCCGCCGCCCCGGCAAGCCCATCGCCGTGCAGGCCGCCGGCGAGCACGGCACCGCCTGGATCGCCACTACCGTCGCCGAGTACGCCGACCTGTGCGAGCAGGCCATCGACAGCGAGCTGCGGCTTGATATCGCCCGCGTCGGGGGTGCGCTCACCATCATGCGCGTGATCCGCACCGCTCCCGCACCGGCACCCGTCCCAGCCACCGTGCCGGCCGACGATCTGCCCTTCTGACCATACGAGGAGACATACCATGAACCTGTACGCCATCCAGACCGAAATCGCCACCCTCGTCGAGGCCATCCTCGACGGGGCGGGCGAAACCACCGAGGCACAGACCGCACTCGACGAAATGCTCGCCGGCCTCGACGAGGAGCTCGAGGCCAAGGCCGATGACTACGCGGCCCTGATCCAGTCGCTCCGCAGCCGCGCTGACAGCCGCGCCGAGGAGGCCAAGCGCATGCGCGAACTGGCCGCCGCCGACGAGGCGCTCGCCGACCGCCTCAAGCAGCGCCTGAAGGACGCGATGGAGGCCACCGGGAAGGGCAAGATCGAGACGGCCCGGTTCCGCCTGTCGGTGCAGGCCAACGGCGGAGCGCAGCCGCTTGAGGTCACCGTGCCGCCCGAGCAGCTCCCGCCGCAGTACCAGGCCGTGCGCGTCGAGGCCGACAAGGCCGCGCTACGCGAGGCGCTGGCAGCGGGTGCTACGATCCCCGGTGTGACGCTCCTGCCACGGGGCACGAGCCTGCGAATCCGCTAAATCGCCATCCTCTCCTCCCCCCGCTCGGCTCCTCACGACGGAGATCCGGGCGGGGGTTTTCATTTGGCACAGCGGGCGCAGCCCGTAGGCCACGCCCGCTCGCAGTGCCATTGGCGCGAACGCCGCTGGGCTGGTCAGCGGAGCTTGTGCCCATACTTCTTGTGGAGCCACGCGCCGGCGAGGATGCCAGCCACGGCCACGAGAGCGATGAACCAAGTCGTACCGAGGAAGTCAGCGAGAATCATCCTGTGTCTTTCTGCGCCCCTTGGCGCGTTTGAACGCCGCGTCGAACTCCGGGTCCGCCCGGAGCAGCGTGACGAGTTCCCTGTCCCCCTCGGGACGGGAGGGGTCTAGTGTACTGACGGCGAGCTCGGCGGCTGCCACCTTCCGGCGAGGCAGCCACCCTATGGCGATGCGGACAGCGGTAAACGCCCCGCTCTGCCATAGGACGAACGCCACGCCGGCGACCGCCAGCGCGATGCCCCACCACTTCAGGGTGGACAGCCACGCCGGGGTGATCGCCTGCACGTTCGGGATGTCGCCGTGGATCGCGGCTGCGTGTTCGTCGATGCGGGTTGCGCCCTGCACCACGACCTGGTCACCGATGGCGTTTCCGTGGTCGATGAGCGCCCCGGCCTCGTTGCGGATGGCGGTCGCGTTGGAGGAGATCCGTGCGACCGGGTTGCACCCGGCTAGGAACAAGACGAGGACAATCGCCCTCACGCGAACACCCGGTACGGGATGCCAGGCTCGGGCGTGAACGTCGGCAGCGCCTCGATCTGCTCGGGCGTGAGCTCGAACGTGACGCGGATGTTGGCGTGGAACCGGGTGTCGCTCGGCCGGATCACCTCGCCCTCGGGGTCGAGTTTCGCGGGGATCGCCCCGATGCGGTCCACATAGCAGCCAGCGACAGGCATGAGGACCAGTTCGCCGTCGCCCTGATCAATCTCGACCAGCAGTCCTGCGGCTTCCAGCGCATCGTCCATCTGCGCCTCGGTGTCGGTGCGGAGCATGTAGTCGGTCATGTGGTGAGGCTCTGAAGTTGGGCGTTGGGGAGAGTCGTGGGCCAGTACTTCACTTGTGCGATGGTTCCGCTTGGATAGAACAGTTCGTATCCGGCCCTTCCGAGTGCGAAGATCGTCGGTGCGTATGTGGCCGTCAACCCGGTCGCGGATGAACCCAAGACCGTGCCGCCATTCAGACAAATGGTGACCTCGTTGCTTGCGAGGCTTGCGTCGAATGCCGTCGCAAACTTGATGCTTGAGTTCGTGGTAATTGTGGTACTACGCTCCGGGTTGGCAGGCGCGCTACGAGCCGCCGAGAAGATCAATGATCCATTCGTGAATATCTCGAAACCCGGATTGTTTCCGCCAGCCTGTTGGAATCCGGCGCGAGTCGGGAAAGAAGAAGAGTTGATCTGCGTGAATCGCCCGACATACAGCATCGTCCCGTTGGTGGTGCTGTAGTTCAGCGCGGTGATGTCGTTCATCGTGCAGATATCCGCATTCCTCGTCGCCTGACTCGCGCCCGTGGGGATGTACGAGGAGGCACCGGAGCCCTGCTCGACCTGACAGCCCCACAGCGCAAGTCCGTTGCTCGTTGATCCGGCGAAGGTGTCGTCGGATGCCGTGGTGCTGCTGGCGCGGTTGATCTGTAGGTACATCGTCTGGTTGGTCACATAGGTGCCAACAAGCGTCACGCGATACCAGTTGTTCGGGTACTTAACCCATGTCCCGGCGCGATTCGCTGCTGTTCCCGATGTCGCCACGGCCGAGCCGCTTGCTCCAGTTTGGACGGCAGGGTCGAGATCAAACAATGCGCCTGCGCCCATGTAGTTGAGTGCGTTGACATACAGCCGGCGAGGCGCGTTGGTATCCAGCACCTTTGCCCATACGCTGATTGAAATCGCTCCGGCCGACCCTGTCACCGACGTGCTGATACGGTGAATCTGGTTGTCCGTGGTTTCGTTGAACTGGTATGCGGAGGTGCCGCCATCCGGCCCCGTGATTTGCGTGGCATTGCGGGTGACATAGGTGTTGTAGTTCCATAGGGTTCCGCTGCCGCTCGTCGCAAACGACTCGCTCCAGTTGACGCTATTGACACTCTGCCCCTCCACCAGCAGCCCTCGCGGTGCCAGCGTGGTCGGGTCGTGGTCGAAGCGGGGGACGTTCGTGCCTGCCGTCGTGACGTATCCGCTCGAATTGATGTACGTCGCCGTCGTACTCGCCCGCGTGAACGTCAGGCGCGAGTCGAGGACGCCCGTGGTGAAGTCCAGCGTGAGCGTGGAGCCGTCGCCGAGAGAAATCAGCGACACCATCTGCTCCATCACACCACGCCGCATCGGGCGACGGAATCTGCCTACGTCATACCGCATCGCGGACTCCGATCAGAGGAAGGCGTAGAAGCAACCCATCGTGCCGGTGCTCGACTCAACCTGCACGGTCACGTACTGCACTCCGATGGTGTCGAGCACAACGCAGGCAGGAGGCGTGCCGGCGGCAGCTGACGTACCAGGCGTGTAGATGTTCACCGTGGGGACGCCCGTGCCAACAACGATCTGGTGGAAGAAGTACTGCGTGGTCCCGTTCACCGACAGGCTCGGGATGTTGCCAGCAGTGGCGTTGTAAGAGCAAGCGCAGTCGGCGAGCATCGTCGGGACGTAGATCGGCGTTCCGCTCGTCTGCACGTAGGTCGTCCACCCGATCACACGGAAGCTCGGCGTGGTCGCGTTGTTCGCGCTGTGGAACGGAACGAGGCGCAGGAGGCTCGGCTTGTCGCCGAGATTCGTCGGAACCAAGAAGGTCTGCCCGGTCGTGGACGGAAGCGTGGCGGTCGGGACGGCCGTGTCGTACGTGCCGCTGCTGGCGGTGACCAGCCCGGTGGTCAGGTAGTTCGGCTTGTCCGTGGCGATGATGATGTCGGTAGGCATGGTGTGTCCTTACGAGAGATGCTTGATGAGGTAGTTCGCGGCGAAGCTGAACATGGCCCCGATGGCCGCCGCCCAGCCGAGCATGTATCCACGCGAGTGCTCGAGCGAGCGCAGGCGAATGTCGTGGTCCTTGAGCTCCTCCTGCGTCCGCTGCTGCATGGCGAGCAACGAATCGACCTTGCCCTCAAGGCGGCCGATGGCGAGGAACAGTTCGTCGTGGTGGGGGGTGGTCATGGTCAGTTGGGAATGACAATGCTCCCGTCAGGACGAACATCGACTTCCTCGTCGGAGAACGTCGCACCTGCCGGAATGGGGTTTGTCTGGTACACGGTTCCGTCCTCGGAAATGGCGTTGATGTATTGCCATTCGCCGACGTTGATGACGGCACCGCTTGAATCTCGATAGATGCGCTTTACCATTTGGCGACCCACCCCGTGTTTCCTGTTCCGGTTTCCTTGAGATACACAAGCGTGCCAGGGCTCCCGGCAGTTCCGTCAGTCCGCAGGAAAATGCTGCTCTTGTTTGCCGTAACAACGCCCTCCGGTGTTCCCGATCCTGCATACAGGCCAACGGCAACGCCACTTGCGAACAGCGGCCCAAGAGCTCGCACGCTTTGGTCGGTGCCGAATTGCGCGGCTGTCGTACCGCTTGTCTGAATGTATGAGAACGCAGTCGGCGAACCTGTCCCGGTGATATTGATCGTGTTCGCCGCGGGCGTTGCGCCATTGACACCAAGGCCGCCGGCCGTCTTGAGCGTTCCCGGCAACGATGTCGCCATCGTTCCCTCGAGCGCGAAACCGTCAAACGCAGCTGCGGAAGGAAGCAGGAGCTTTCCGACGCCAGTGGTCGTTCCAGAGATCGCGCCGATGTGACGGCCGCCGAGGATCTTCGTTCGCGCTGCGTTTGCGGTCAGGTTAAACGATTCATCTGGGCTGCCATCAGTCGTTCCGCCCTGCGCCTCGTTCTGATGGTTGTTCTCGCTGTAGCCACCGCAGAAGTCGTTCGAGAGCGAGAAATCGACATTGAACCCGAACCCGTTGTTGAGCTCTGCGCCACACCCGACGAACGTGTTCTGCGCGTAGTTCATCGACCAACCGTGCGACAGGTTGTTCTGTGCAACACCCATGAACACGTTGTTGGCGATGCGGTATGCGGCATCTGTTGTCTCCATGAACACGCCGCTGCCGCCGTTGTACGTGGAGTCGATTGAGAACCGTGAGTAATAGATACCGTATCCAGATGCAGCGTCGAGCCACACACCATGACTCGTTGCATTCTTCGCAGAGAACGACATCTGCATGTTCTGTCCGCCGTGGATTCGCACGGCATACGTTGCCTTGCCATCCGCGTCAACCATCTTGACATCGAAACGGAATGCCTCGTTCGTCCCGGCGTGCGGGTTCTCGATGAGAACGAGCGCACCAGCCGTAACCGTCCTGGCCTTGATCGTCGCTCCCGGCCCGAGCACGGCGACTGGCTTGTTCGTTGACATGTCGAATGCGTCAACGAGATACGTTCCGGGCGGGAGCGTCAGCGTCTTTCCGGCAGCTGCGGCAATGCTGTTTGCAATGGCAGTCGTGTCATCCGCCACCCCATCTCCCACCGCCCCGAAGTCCTTCACGCTCACGACATCTCGGAGCTTGGACAGCACAGTCCTTCCGACCGACGAAGCGTCCGCGTTGCGAAATCCGACGAGTCCAGCCCCGGCAGTAATGATGCCAGTATTGGCAAGATCCGTCCGAAGCGCGGTGTCCGTTCCGCTCCCGGTGGACGTAATCGGGAGTCCGTTTGCATCGAATACCAGATACTTGTTCGCACGGAGTGCGGCCGTTTGCAGCTCCATGTTGAGGCTGCCGTCCGAGATCGGCCCCTTCAGGCTGCGGCCGACGTCTTCGGACATCTGCTGGATCTGGATCGTGGCCCGGTCCAGCGCGTCCGTGATGACCTCGGGGTAGAACCCGCCCTGGTTCGTCAGGTCGGTCGGCTGAAGGTTGGCGATGTCCGACGTGATCGTGACCGTGCTCGTCGCCGAGGCGGCCACCGTCAGATTCACCGTGCCGCCAGGGTTCGTGTTCTGGTTGCCGTTCAACGCGACCGTATAGTCGCTGCCAAGAACAAGCGACGTTTCAACGCCCGTTGAAGTGTTCAGGCGCACGACCTCGAGGTCGGCGGCCGTAAATACCTTGAACGTGAATGGCAGCGCGGTGCCGCTCAAGAACGGGCCAGCGATGCGGGTAGTGCTGCTAATCGTCATCTCGGGTGTTCCTCGGCGTATCGGAGGCTACGGATCACGGGTACGGTTACGGGTACTAACGCTGCACGCCAGTCAGCGGCGCGAGCACGGCGGACGGCCCTTCGACCTCGCCTTCCACCAACGCCTCAATGCCGTCGATGGTGCGGTTGATCTGGGCGCTCGGGAGCCCGGTGAACGCACCGAGCGTGTTGATGGCAGCCCTGCGGAAGGCGCGGTCGAACTCGAGCTGCCCCGCCTGCGTGGCAAGCCCGTAGACCTCGCCCACGGCCCGGAGGCCGGCAGGGCCGCCGTAGCCCATGCGAGCGCCCTCTGCGCCCGTCAGGAGCTGCGCTGCCCCGCCGAACTCGCGGACGATCACCATCGTGCCCATCAGGTACGACAGCTCCTCGGCAGCGAGCTTGCGGGCGAGCGCCTCGGGGTCGAGTTCGTCATCGCCGGCGTCGGGCTGGATGGCGCTCTTGATGGCGTATCCGAGCACGACCGGGACCACCAGCAGCATGGCGTAGTCGGCGGCCAGCTTGCCCTTGCCGCGGGCCGTCATCGTCTGCACGGCGGTCATGTTGTAGACGTTGTTCATGTACGAGTAGAACACCGTGAACAGCTTCATGGCAGGACCGCCGCGTTCCACGGCCGCGAGGTCCGAGACGAGGCCGCTGCCCTGCGAGTCGCGCACCGCCTGGTCGGCGAGCGCCACGGCCTTGGCATCGTCCTTCCCGGCGTCGAGCGCCTTCTGGTACGCGCCGAGCCACGTCGGGATGTCCACCGACCGCTGCATGTTCATCATCAGGAAGTAGGTGCCAGCCGTCACCCGGCGTGCCACCTCTGTCTGTCCGCGTACACGGTTCTTGATCTCGTTGATCTCGCGGAACTGCGTGCGGCCACGCTCGGCCATGAACGAGCTCTTCTCGGCGACCGTCTTGGCCGACTCGAACGGGCTGGTCGAGAACTGCACGATGCCCTGCCCGATGTACTTGGCGCCCACCCGCACGATGCTCTGGTTGAACCCGGTGACCTGCATGGCCGCGCTGACCACGTTGAACCCGAGGCCCGACGCGCTGATCCCCTGCCGCAGCCAGGACAGCACCGACTCGCCGGCGACCTGCTGACCACGCGCCCCGGTGGCGTTGTCCTTCGTCCAGTCGCGCAGCTGCTTCAGGAACTCCGGCCCCCGTGTCTCGCGGACGGCGTTGGCGAACTTCACGTCGCGCAGCAGGCGGTTCGTCGAGATGAGCCACTCGTGCCACGCCAGGTCGTGGATCACGTCGTTGACACCGCTGAAGGCGGCGTCGAGCGTGTACAGGAGCGGCCTATCGCGGACCTCCTTCGCACGTGCCTTGACGAACGACCGCCGCGTCGTGGCCGCCGTGTACGCGCCCTGAAGGTCGCGCTTGGCTTCTTCTGCGGCGTCCACGGTCGCCACGCGGTCGGAGGCCACCGGGTCGTACTTGACCGGGTAATAGCCGCCCTGCAAGGCGACCTCCTTGCCGTCCGACGTGCGGACGGTGAACGGGGTGGGCTTTACCCACTCGGGCTCCTTGCCGTACAGGCGTCGCTCCTTGGCGGCGATCTCCGGGCGGTAGCCGTCGATAAAGTCCCACACCTTCTGCACGGCCAGCCACTCGGCCTCGGTCAGGCTCTCGAGTACGGGCTGGAGCTGCTCAAGCGTCCAGCCCTCGCCGTCGAGCAGGCGCTGGCGGTTGCCGTCGTTGCCGAGGTTCAGGGCAATGGCGATCCTAGCCTCGCGGTTCAGGCTGCGGTTGATGGACGGGAAGAACATCCCCTTACCACCCATGCCGCCGAGGGCGAACACGGGCTTCAGGATCTCGCCGAGCTTCAGGGACGCCTCGGCCCGCATGCGCGTCTCCATGTCGGAGGCGTCGTTCGCCGTGCGGATGATGGCGTTCCAAAGCGGACCATCCTCCTTGCCGCCGTCAAGGATGCGGGCAATGGACGCGGCCTTCAGGTGCTGCGCCGCAAATCCGCGCAGGAACGCCGCCGTGCGGCCGATCCCGGTCAGCGGTGTACGAGGGTCGATCTGGAGCTCGCGCACCTTGCCGACCGCACGGATGCGAGTAACCACATCGTCGCGCACTTCCTCAAACGCAGCACGCTCCTCGGCCAGACGCATCTTCTGCTCGTTCTTGCCGATGTGCTCGATCTGCCTGACGGCGTCCACCAGGTCGCGGAACTCGCTGACCTTGAGCTCCTTGTAGTTGACGCGGCGGGCCTCGTTCGCGATTTCCTCGGCGATGTCCGGCACCACGCCAGCGGCCTCGAGGTCGGCGAGGAACTGCGCCATCGACCGACGCTCGTCAAGACGCTTGAGGCTGACCGGGGCCACCTCAAACCGCTCGAGCAGGCCGGCGACCTGGTCGGCCGCAGCGGCACCCATGCGCTTGACGTTGCTGTCGCGCATCACGCCGCGCAGGTACTTGACCTGCTTGTCCACGTACTCCTTCACGCGGAGCGCCTCGGCTGCGAGCTGGTTCTGGTAGAGCTGCGCACGCTGGGCTCGGATCAGTGCTTCCTGTGGCGTGGTCGGCCCGAACCGCTCGCGGAACTCCTGCGACCGAGCCTCCGTCTGCGCCGCAATGAACGCCTCCTGCGCCGCCGTGGCGGCGATACTGGCGTCCTCCTCCGTGCTTCCGGCGGCGAGCGCCGCGAGACGGACGCGGTCATATTCGGCACGGCCGCGGATGCGCGGTTGCGCCTCGTACTTGACGAGGTACTCGGAGTCCCTAGCCGCCCGCGCCTCGGCAGCTACGAAGTCGTTCGGTCGCAGATTGCGGATCGTCGTGTCCGAGATCATGTCGGCGGCTACCTGCTTGGCGGCCTCCATCATCACGCGCACGGGCGTCTGCGCCTTGGACACGAACCGCAGCTGCACTGCGACCATACGGGCGCGGGCCTCATTGTGGAGCGCCTTCTGGACCTCGGCCTCGAGAGCGGCCGGGGTGTTCATGTCGCCGAAGCGCCGCAGCATCTCGGCGTCCGTCCGCTCGGCCACGGCCTCCTTCATGGGTTTGGCAGCCAGCAGTGCGCGGACCATCTCGTCGCCGCTGCCGTAGCCGAACATCTCGGCCACCACGTCCGGGTCGAGCCCGTCGCGGCCGAGCATCCCGTACTTGCCCGTCCCGAGCGGCGTGATGTCCGGGCGCACGTTCGCCGGCACGGCCATACCCGTGGCGCGGATCATCTCCACGCCCTCGGCAGACGGCAGGCTGGCGTACATGGCGCGGACCTTCTCGATGTCCAGGCGGTGCGTGCCCTCGACCTCGACCTCGGCCCCGTCCGTGTCCACGAACCGACCGTAGCGCAGGTAGGTCATAGCCCGGTACACGGGCTCCACCTTGACGGCGGCGGCCACCTCGGCGGTGACCTCCTTGCGTTTCGCGTCATGCTTTTTCTGGAGGTCGCGCAGGATTCGTGCGCGGGCGTTTCCGAGCCACTGCACCTGCCGCATGCTTGCGGTGTTTAGGTCGGTGACGGCCGCCTCCGTTGCCTCCTGCTGCATGGCCTGGTACGCGGCCCACTCGGCATTGTCCATGCCAGATGCAAATGCTTCTTCGCGTGTCTGGAACAGACCCTTCATCCCCTCGATGGCCTCCTGCCGCTTGATCTGCTCCTCGGAAGCGAGCATGCGGTCGAACACGGAGCGCACTTCGGGCGTGAGGATCGGGAGGTCGGTGCCGAACTCGCGGCGATAGATCTCGTTCAGGTTATCGCGAATCGACTTGTACACGCGGCGCATCCACGCGGCGAGGCGGTCGAACACGCCGCGCAGCTCCACGCTTGGAGCCTTGCCTTCGTACAAGTAAATCTCGAAGTTGTAGGTGACCTTCTCCTCCAGCGGCCTGCGCTGGTCGATGGTCATCGTCTCGTAGTTGTCGAGACGCTCCTGGAACGTCGCGCCCTCCACGCCCATGAACCCGAACAGCGTCTCGAGGTCGGCGTTCACACGCGCCGGCGGCGTGGTGCCACGCGCCATGCGGAGGTACTCGGCGACGCGGAGGTGGATCAGTTCGTGCGCGAGCGTCGATACATCGCCACCCTTGCCGACGAGGACGTTCAGAGTGCGCGGGTCGAATCCGCCGCGGGCTGGTCCGACTGCGGCCTGCTCAAATCCAGTTCTTACGCCTGGTTCGGCGAATCCGCCACGATCCCCTTCTTGAACCCTGCCAAGTACCTGTCCTCCACCATCGGATTCGGCCCGGGCCGCCCGCGATTCAACGAAACGATTTGCTGCTGCAAGTCCCTCGCCAACGGACTGTCCGGCCCACTGTGTTCCAGCAGATAGTCCACCATCTCCTGTAGTCGTTCCTGTTGTGATTGCATTGATTTCGCTTTCGTATGCATCCGCAAATGCGACCCGAGTTTCGTGCCAGAACACACCGACAAATGACACCTCCGGCATAACCCGCCGGACCTTGTCAGCCAGCAATAACCACTCCGCTTCTTTCTCCTGCACTCTACCTGCGATTTCCGCTTCTGACAACCCCGAAAAGTCCTCAATTCCATACCGCTGCATGAACTCCGGGACGTACTGCATGCGGATGCCAACCGCGTCAGCCATCGCTCCAGATTGCGCTTCTGTGCTCCGGCGGGCATCAACAATGACCGTGAAGAAATCCACGCCGTTTTCGTTCAGTTTGTTGATCAGCGCATCGAGTTCGCTACGTGGGATTGGCGACCGGAAATAAATCTCCAGTCCCGGTCGGTGGCGCGCCGGGTCGATGGTTTCGCCGGCACGAAGCACGCGAGATAGAAACGTGCTTTCCTGCCGTGCGGCCCTAGCCTCCTCAAGCATCACCCGCCATAGTTCGCTTG